GCCACACACAGCAGCCTTCGGATCACAACAAGATAATGACGACCAATTACGATCTCATCACTCTTATCGATGGTATTTTGTCCCGCCTTCATCCAATCCGACCCCCTGGTGGGGTCTCGTTGGTTGAAGGACCGGTGAACTGGGTTCTCTTACAGTCGGGCGAGTCCTCTTTCGAGGACGAACTCCTTTCTGTATCCCAGGTCACCTTCGGGACCTTCAAGGCCCTCCCCCCTGGGGGGGACCTTGATGAGAGGTCGCGCCTCTGGATTTCCGCCGTCGACGGTTCCAAGGCTGCTGTGCCTCCCCTTCCGTGCCGCCCTGACGGCACGAACCTACCCACTCTCCAGCGTGGTGAGCGTTGGACCGTGGTTGATTGGAAACCTCTCCAGTTCTTCCATGGTCTACGTGCCATGCTGCTTGTTCTCACCGACGCTTGCGCCCTTTGCGCCGCCGATCCGGACTTTGTGGGTATGAGACCCTCCTCGGAGTCCCTCTCCGTTCTTCGCAAGATGAGTTCCTGGTCCCTCTTGGACTTCGTTCCCAACTGCAAGTACTGGAAGGACTATCCGACGGCCAAGTTTCTCCGGAATCCTCTCCCTGAGGTTCCGAAATCTTGGAGTCTCAATCCCCTGGATCCTTTGTTCTCTGGGGCCACTGGTGACTTCTTCCGCCGCCTCGCTTTCCATAGCGACGTGAAGGATGATCCTATGGCCTTCTATAGAGCGGTGACGTCTATTGCCCAGTCGAAGCGGGGTTTCGCCCCCGTCCCGGCCGAGTATGTTGCCGCCGCCCTTCAGAAACACTCTCGGGTCCTCTCTACCCCCCTTTCCACTCCGGAGCCTGACTATGAGGAGTTTCGAGCCTTTTGTAAGGTCTTCTTCCGTGGTCTCCATGCTCCGTTCCCCTATGCACGGGCGGTCGCCTCTTCCGAGGCTTCCCCCCGTGCGTCGGTGGAGTCGTCCCGAGCCGACGGTGGTTCTTATGGTTTTGTCTCTCGGTTAGACATCCATCTTCCTAACCCAGCTCTCTCGATTTTTCAACCTGAGTCGACCCTGGGCCCTTTTCCCCCGGCTTTCCATGGTCGTCCTATGGATTTGATACGGGCCTTCTCCGGTACGTCGCTCCAGGAAATTTTGGATTTGGACACCCTTGTTCTCTCCAATCATTCCGAGACCCAAGATCCGTTCTCCCTTGAGGAGTTTCGTTTCCAGGGCTTCTCTGAGCGTCTCCCCGGTCAGGTCCAGACCCATCGTGGTCTTCAACCAAAGACACCATCCGAGGTAGAACTTCTGGCCTCCAATCCGGCCGTCCTTCTTCGGCATTCCCAGGATTCTGCCCTGGAGAACCTCCCTCCGACCTACCGTCGGTCGATCCTCCTTTCGGTGGATCCCCCCCTTCAACGGGGGGATCTGTCGCCGGAGGGGGAGTCGGTTCTCCGGGACTTCCCTTGGGCTCGCGTGGTCCCGATTCTCGAGCCTCTCAAGGTTCGGGTTATCACCGCGATGCCTGCTGTGACCACCTGGTTGTGTCAGCCTTTCCAGGTTGCGTTGTTTCGCCACCTCCGAAGATTTCCTCAGTTCGCCCTCATTGGTGAGCCTCTCCTCTCCTCTCACATCTCCGACCTCTTCGCTCGGGATGTTCTTTGGAGAGGTTTAGGCCCCCACCATCGAGGCGACGTCAAGTTTGTCTCCGGAGATTACGCTGATGCCACGAATCTCCTCCGCCAAAAGCTCTCTCTCATCGCTCTTGATGAAGCCCTTAAGGCGGGGTTACATTCGAAGGACCGTGACTTGTTTCACGGCCCTCTTCTCCAGAACCTGAGCTCTCATGTCCTTCTTTACCCAGGGACCTCTGTCCCTCCAGTGATTCAGGAGAATGGCCAGCTGATGGGCTCCAACGAATCCTTTCCTATCCTTTGCACCGTCAATTTTTATGGATACCTTAAAAGCCTCAACCGTCGTGACGTCCTTCGTGACGTTCACCTCATGCGGGCATCTCCGGTCCTGATTAATGGCGATGACATCGGATTCTTCTCTGATCCCGAACAGTACGATTTGTGGATGGAGGTTAACCCTACTTTGGGTCTCTTCCCCTCTCAGGGGAAGAACTTCCTCCACTCCCGCTTTGGAGTTTTGAACTCTACTCCCTTCGAGATCTTTCTGCCCCGGAGGTATGACCATCACTTCCTCCAGGGATCCCGGACTCTCCGGGACTCCGACTGGAATGACATTGAGGAGGGTTTCTTCCCACTCGTGTCTTCCGATTTCGATTACCGCTTCCGACACCTTGATGTCGTACTAGCCGGGTATCTTAATGTCGGTCTCCTGACCGGTATGTCCAAGTTGACTGGATCAGAAAAGCTCAACGACCTCCCCCTTCGTGATTGGTTCGCCCGATCGGTTCTTTATGCCCTCAACCCTCGTATGGCATCAAACCGGTTTATCCATTATCACTTGGAGGAGATTCGCCGTTCCACCCGGTTCTCTGGGATCACCCTTAACCTCTTCGCTCACCCCCAGCGCGGTGGTTTAGGATTCCCCATCCCTCCCGGTGTTGAACCCTCCTTTGACCATGCTCAACGGAGGTTGGCCCATCTCCTCACTGAGTCGTTGAGTTATTGGGCTGAAACCCCGGAGTCTAAGGCTACGCGGCCTAACCTTTTCCTCCTTGAGGATATGTCGCGTAAGGTCTTCTCCCGGTCGGCTGGTCGTCTCTATCGCAAGATTACCACCGTTCCTGTCCTCGGCGAAGGTCCTCTTCAAGAGGAACTCGCCGAGTTTGAACCATTTGAGGATACCTCCAATGTCCCCCTGTGGCCTGGGGTGGCTCTTCCAGAGCTCAACCTAACCGTTGAGCTCAAGCCTCAGGTTCGGATCACCAACCGGATTCTTCGTCATGTTAAGCGGGAGTTTGGGACTAATGTTGTACCCATGCTCCCCCTCGACTTGATGGCTTCACCTGTCTTCGACCGCCTTCTCGCCGGTCGAACCTCGTGGATGCCATCCGATGAACCCCCGGGTCTCGTCTCCGTTCCTCTCCCCCCTCCCCCTCCCCCTGGTCCTCTCCCCGAGGATCCGGGGCCACAGGAGGATTGGGAAACCTACCTTTCTGAGCTCAACACTCCAGTCTCGGATGATTTCGCCCTCGATCCCTTCGGTGCATACCGCGATCGGACACCTGTCCCTCGCCCGCACCTCGGATCTAAGCGTCATCGCCTGGACTTGGAGCTTCAGGCTCAGTCCGCAGGTTTTCTTCCAATGTCCTCGTTAGCGCATTGGGGTCGCGAGGTTAAGGACCAAACTCCTTTTTGAGGAGGCTATCCAGAACGCCTAGAGACTGCACGGCTCCCCGTTAGGTCCTCGCGATGTACAGTCCAGCTCCACTTGGCTGTATCCCATACACAAGCACACCTCCCCTCATCGTCACCTCATCCCACCCATGCCTCCCAAGAATGCTCGAAGGAACCGCGTCTCTGTCCCCAAACGCCGCATCCGCGGTAAGGGGAATTTCGACGAATTCGACGATCCCGACGGGCCTATGCCCGCCCGATCTAAGAAGGAATCGAGTGATGTTCCCTCGACTCTCAAGAGAATTGAGGCTAAACTCAACAAATCCATCGCCTCTGCCCCCGGAGGTCCTGGCGCGGCCCTTGGCCGTATTGCTGGAAACTTTCTGGGGCAGGGCGATCTCGGCGCTTCTGCTGGTTCTGCTCTCTCTAAGTACCTCGGTTTTGGTGACTACAACGTCGTTACAAACTCCCTCATCAAGGGAGCCGACGCCAAATCCACCCAGCTTCCGACCTTCGAGAAGAACGGCCGCCGTGGCATCCGTCTCACCGAGCGCGAATACCTCGGCGATTTGACTGCCTCGGCTACCATCGGAGCTTTCAAGAACCAATCCTTTCGCATTAATCCCGCCGATCCGGCCACTTTCCCCTGGCTCTCTACCGTCGCCGCTCAGTTTGAAGAATGGGAACCTCTGGGACTTGTTTTCCAGTTCGTTTCCACCTCATCTGAGTTTAACGGCGCCTCTCAGGCCCTGGGCACGGTCATCACCGCCACCGACTATGACCCCACTGATCCTGCTTATCCCAACAAGCTGATCATGGAGTCTGCCGACTACGCGAAGTCTACCAAGGCTTCGAATAGTCTTGAGCATGGGATTGAGTGTGAGGAAAAGGAGCGACCCACTCCGGTCCTCTATACCTCCATCTCTGCCCCCACAGTCGATGTCCGTTTGAATGATCTTGGTAATTTCCAGATCGCCTCGATGGGATGCTCCGCTGCGAGTGTCAATCTTGGTGAGATCTGGGTCACCTACGACATTGCTTTCTACAAGAAGCAACTCGTGGCTGGCCAGGTCGGTGGGACTGTTTTCGATTACGTAATCGCTACCGGAACCACTTCTGGCTCTACCACCGCTCTACCCTTTGGCCTCGATACCGCCAGCGGTAAGTTTGGCTCTCTTCCCATCACCGTCGTTTCTGATGGTGCTGGGTCGACCAAGTTGACGTTTCCCCCCAACATGTCCGTGGGTACCTATGATTTTAACTTCATCGGTACAGCCGTGACCTCCGTCAATCTGGTTGAAGCATCTGTCAATCCCCTCTCCAACGCTGTTAAGGTCGCCACCCTCCCTGGTGGTGTCTCTACTTCCGCGATCTCCGGATCCGGAACGACCCAATGTAGCCATCGCTGCACCATTTCCCTTACGGGGCCTGGTGCGGTCGTGGAAATCAGTGGTGTCATCATCGTTGGGGCAGCTTCTTGCCAGCTCCGCGTTCTCCAGATACTCCCGGTTCCCTTTCCTGTGAGAACCTAAGATGGTCCTTTTCTTTCCGGACCTGACTTCCCCTAGACCGACCATGTCTATAAACTGGCGGCGGCCCTCCTGCGAGTGGTCCACGTAAATACGTTGGAACTGTAAGCAGGGTTGGACCGAGCCCTACCAATTTTTCTTCAGAGGATTCCAGGTCCCTCCCCAATACCTTTTGGGGCGGGACTTGGCTTCCCCTGGATCAATTAAGAGGTATTCCCGGTGACTCTTCATCGGGACTCCCGAACGTCGATCCCACTTTCTCGGAGCCAGGCCAGCTACCTGGTCGACCATTGATCGTGGGATACTTCCTAGGAATCCCTCCGGCCTGCTAAGGCCGCGGTTGGTAGGGTTCGGACCTCCTGTCCGCCCACCCGGTCTCGATGTCCCTTGACATTGAGCTCAGGGGTAACATATGTTACCTTTAATGCCTTTCCGG